GCGCTCAGCTGAGCGCTTCACATCACCATGTTTGCTCTGCACCAGCCTGGCAATTTCACGGCTGGACATTGTCACAACACCCTTAGCGGTTAACTGATTCATGCTATTTCTCCATATCAGGCGGCTGCACCCGCCTTTTGATTTGCACATAATTCAGGAAGATTTGCTTCTACCAGCGCACGAGCGAACGGCGGCGGTACTGCGTTACCACAGCGCGCTACCTGCTTGTCTTTGGCGTAACGATTGCCGCGATAGTCCTGATCGATAACGTAGCCGTCAGGGAAGCCCTGCGCCTTATAAAGCTCATGCGGTTGCAGCATGCGCATTCCGATATCGACGATCTGGTACTTAACCCCCTCGATCGTCACCAGCCATTCATCCTCGCTATCACCGCAGTAGGTTTCGAGGAATGTCCGGACCTCGCCAACGTGCTGGCCACCAGCGGTAATCGTCGGCATAGGTGTATCCATGGTCTGACCGTCGCGGCAGGTTCCGCGCAGCTTCACCAGGTGCGACGCAACTACCGCGTGGTGATCAACAGTAGTGACTGAGTGGGCAGGCTCATCCATACCAACACCCGGCCCCGTGTAATTCCCACCATAGTGCTTCGCCAGGAACGCGCTCACCGTTGCAAACTTATTACCACCAGCAGTGACCGTGCCGAGCGGGTTATTCAGTTGAAGAACACGCGGTTCTTGCCCTGGGCGTTCGCCGTACCCCATCTGGATCAGTGTTGGAGTTACCAGCTGCGACTTACCGCCACCACCTGCAGTAATCGTCGCACTCGGTTCGTCAGCCCTGTGCCCAACACTGGCTCCAAACTGGCGGGCGATGACCGGCGCAACCACGCACGCGCGGGACTGCTTGAGGATTGTATGAGCGGGTTTATCCAGCGGGCGCGGCTTTGCCTGGTACTCACTGCCGCCATTGCCAGCCAGGAACGGTGTCAGGGCGGCCTCAACTACGCCAAGCGCATGCCCATTCCCGCCCGGGCGCGCCGACGTACCAGCGGTGACAGTTGGTACCGGCTCGGTCACTGGCTGCCCGGTGGCCCCGGTGCGGAATTTAGTAAGATGCGGTACCGCCAGTGCGTAGCCATGCTTTTTAGTGATGGTCTGCAATGGCTCTAACAACGATTGCCCGCGGAAACAGTCATAACCTCCTTTCGTCGTGGTGTGGTTACACTTCACGATGAAAGGTGATGCGCTTTCGATAACAAAGCGCTGGATGCCGCGCGCGATACGTTTGAGCGTATTTTCCGCCAGCGGCTTTTTGCGGTCGAAGATGGACCGGGCCGGGATATTCCAGTCAATGCACTCCGCCGCGGTACGCCATGGCGCCAGCTTGCCGCTTTGTACTTCCAGTGATTTTGGATCCCCATGAGTCGCTTCAGGCCAATGAATCTTGCGGCCGTCACAGCGCGTGACCATGAAGAAACGCTTTCTGATCGTCGGCGCGCCGTAGTCACATGCGCGCAGCTCCCGATAATCAACCTCATAACCAAGCCCGGCGATCAGCTGTTGCGCCTGCTGGCCGTGCGGCTCAATGGCAAGGAATTCACAAACCTCAGCCAGCGCAGGGTGATTCGCCGCGATCCCCGTCGACAGCATGCCGACAAATGCCTCGAATGTTTCGCCAGCACGCTCAGGATCTGGGCGTAATTCTTCATCCAGCAGCGGGCCCCATGTCTTAAACTCTTCGACGTTCTCCAGCATCATGACGCGGGGACGTACTGCCAGCGCCCAGCGCAGGACAATCCACGCCAGCCCGCGAATCTCTTTCTTAACCGGCTTAGCGCCCTTCGCCTTGGAAAAGTGGCGGCAGTCAGGGCTAAACCAGGCCAGACCGACAGGTTTACCGCTGGTGGCTGCGCTTGGGTCAACGTCAAACACCGACTCGCAATAATGCAGCGTGTCAGGGTGATTCGTCTTATGCATCGCAATAGCGTTTTCGTCGTGGTTGATAGCGATATCCACGCTACGCCCGATCGCCAGTTCAATGCCGGTACTCGCGCCGCCGCCACCAGCAAAGTTATCAACGATAATTTCACGCATTGACGGCCCCCTGCATGCTGTTGAAGAGACCACCAGCGGTCGTGATAATTTCACTCGTCGGCATACGTTCGAGCCACAGCTGGTTGATATTGGCTTTCAGCTTGTTCTGCTGCGAAACAGGTAGAGCGTCAGCCCCTTCAATCTGGTTAAACACCAGTCCAACCTCAAGAGGCCAAACGCGCGATTCGTTTAACGCCTTGTCCTTTGATTCCTGCGTCTCACGGACATGGGCGCGGATCCCCCGAATATTTGACCATTTGGCTTTATCCAGGCTTTCCATGGTCGCGATGAATTCACTGTGGTTAATGCCGTATTCTTTCGCAGACTCAACGGCAACCGTGCGTAACCGCTCTGACATGTCTTGTTTCACGTCATCGCTATCAAAGGGCAATGTTTCCAGCCATGCATTAACACCCACCAGGATGCTCTCGCTGATCAGCTTTTTCGCTCTGTCGATCGTCAGCGGTGAAACATTGGTAAATTCAGGGTTTTCCAGAGAGTCGGCAGCCCAGGTATGACCAAACTTTGACTCGCTGAAGGTGTACTCGTCTTTCTTGCCGAACGCCGCGACAACACAGGCCCAAGCCTCTACACCGCTGGTTTCCAGAATGGCTTTTTGGGTTAATGGCAGTTCTGCCTCTGATTTCTCCGGCACTACCTCAGCGTCCAGCTCCGGCGCCGCATCAGTTTGCGTTCTTCCCACGGCAAATTGGGCCAGCGACATCGCAGCACGGCCTTTGGCCTCCAGGTCGGTGCGGTTGATGTAACTGAAACGCTCACCCCGCCATGTTTTGTCGAAGACCACGATAGCGCCAGCAAAAAATGCGCTGGTGGGCTGCTGCTTTTCGTCTTTCGGCACGAACCATGTAGGAAGATCGAAACCAATTCGGCCACGGATGAATGTGACGTGATCTGCCTCTACCGGCCACCACGTTTCACTCGTCGCAGACTTAATGAGAAAAACGTACCGACCACCCTTTTCTCGCATGGCCATAGCGTGGTTAATGATGTGGGTCATTCCGGTAACGGCCTGCTTGTCGTGGTACTGAGAGCGGCTGTAAGGCGGGTTGCCAAACCCGGCACCACCGAGTTCTGCCAGCCGCTCTGACCAATCCTGCATCAGGGCATTATCTTCAGCCGTGTACCATGCTGGGCACTTCGCGTTGCTGTCGTCGGCAAAAAGGTCCAACACCAGAGGGCCGAACATCGCATTGATCCCCCAAAACAACAGATCCGGAGTGCGCCATTGATCACCGACCTCTTTCAACTCGTGTGCTGGTTTTGAACGGAGTTCAGCTAGTGCACGGCAGTATTTATTTTCCATCATCCTCTGAACCCCTCTGGAATCTTGCTATCAACCGGACCGAACTTCATCGGGTCATGTTTCTTTTCACCCCAGCTGTCACGCGGTGGCCGCCCCTTCTTGTCCCAGCGGATCCCGCTTTGCAGATAACCTTCAAATTTTTTCGGACCGAAGAGCGTTTCAGGACGCATGTACTGGTACTGCACGTCATTGCCGTTCCAGTGCTCATGCTTAAGGTCGATCACCAGCTGTAAGTCGCTAACGGTGTAACCTTCACGCAGACGAGCACGGATGTTTTCCAGAGAAGTTTTTGATTTTTGGTATCGTGAGCCACTAACCAGGTTCAGATGATTCAGAACCAGGATGGCGTTATCGGTGATCATCACTTCAGGGTCTGGTTGCGGCGCAACCGGACAAGAAGGTTTTTTAACTGATGGATCAGTAGTTGTATTTACTGACGGATCCCCCCCAGATTCTGACGGGTGAAAACCGCCTTTTTCATCGTTTTTTGATGCCTCAGATTTTGACGCGTCGGTTTTTGAGGCATCAGATTTTGATGCGTCAGAATCTGACAGGTGAGAAAAGGCAGCAGCCTGCAATTTAGCAACATTGAGCTGGTAAACGTTCGATGCATTTCGGTTGCCTTTACGGCGCTGCTGGCGGGTTAACCAACCATCTTTTTCCAGCTGAGATATGGCTGTACGAACCGTGCTCTCACCAGCACCAATCTGGCGCGCGATGGTAGCGATGGAAGGCCAGCTAACCCCTTCATCACTGCTGAAGTCTGCCAGACGCGCCATGATGGCAACGCTGGATAGCTTCATGCCAGAAGCGGCACAAGCATCCCAAACGTAACCCGTTAATTTAGTGCTCATGGTCGTCCTTTAACTCTGTAAACTTGCGCTTGAATTGTTCGAGCGGGCTGAAACATTCGTGGTCATATCCATCCCGCAGGTAGATAACTCGTTGAGTCTCTGGCTCCCACCTGATAACCCGAACGGGGATCCCTCTGTGGTCTTTGAACCTTCGGTTAACTTCGCGCATAAGCGTTTCGCCTTCCTGTAGTAAACCCCCACAATTGCGACCGCCCGACTGTGGTTACATGGCACCCAGCGGTTTGCTATTCTGCGTTCATACCGAAACAACGGAGCGCCCGGTACCGGGATCATCCTGAGTTGCGGCAAACGGTTAAAAGCCGTTAAACTGGTCATGCGGATTACTTCTCCATACAAGATTTGTCTGCCACGACGCCCGGAGCTGCACACTCGCGGGCGTCACCTTTTTCCGGCGCACAAAACACACGGAAAAGCAGCGTCAAATGTTCCTGCCACTTAGCCATCACCTGATAGCTGTTCTCTTCAATCTGGGCGCGTTCCTGAGCATCAATAACGCCGTCAGCGGTAGCTTTGCGAACGTATTGCGAATGCCTGCCGATCCACTCCACTGACTCCATAAGACGCTGGTTGATGTCACCGTTCTCTATTTCTTCAACGTCAGCCAATGGCACGAAAACACCGTTCGAGTGACGTGCAATAGCGTTCGCTATGTGGTTTGAACCACCAGCACGTTGAAGCACCATCGCCCAACCGAGCGGGAAGATCTGATCGCCATCGGTACGCAGCCGGTTAAACAGCGCGTTCTCGGTCACACCCAACCACTCAGCAGCTTCTGAATATCCGCCAGGCAGCTCGGTGATCGTTTTTTTGATTGCGGCCACCAGCCAGGCTGGCTGCTTATCTACTTTCCATTCAGGTTCTATACCCACGGCTAGGTCCTCCCTTCTGTGGTTATTTCTGATCGCTTGGCGATGTATTCTTGCCATAACGTTCTGGGTTAAATTCCAGTTCACCAGCAGTTCGATACGCAGCTTCAGCAGCTCGTCCTTTTGGGATTAAGCGTCCGGGGCGGTTACGCCACTGGTAAACGGCCTCACTGGTGATGCCAAAAAATTCGGCAACTTTTTCAGTGCTGCCGAAATGTTGTTCAATCTCGTCGGTTGTCATGAAGCCTCCTTAGCTAAGTTTGGTTAGATATTAATAACCAATCTAACTTTGGTCAATAAAAACTAAGATTACTTAGTCTTTTTTAAACTTGGTGCTTTCATGGAAACGGTTGGTCAGCGCATTAAAGCCCTACGTAGGGTTACAAGAACCTCTCAAAAAGAACTGGGTAAGTTCTGCGGGGTTAGTGACGTAGCGGTGGGTTATTGGGAAAAGGATGTGAATATCCCAAACGGTGAATCGCTGGTTAAGCTGGCGAAATTCTTTAACACATCAATAGATTACATTCTTTACGGCACTGAATTTGAAGGCACCCTCATAACTAAAATGAGGCGTGTCCCGGTGATTTCATGGGTTCAAGCTGGGCAGTTCACGGAATGTAAAGCCGCTGATTTGTTCAGTGATGTCGATAAATGGGTTGAAACATCACTTCGCATTGGGGATAACTCGTTCGCTTTAGAGGTCAAAGGGGATTCAATGACCAATCCAAATGGCCTCCCAACAATCCCTGAAGGGGCAACCGTTATTGTTGATCCAGATGCCGAACCCCTTCATGGCAAGATTGTGGTTGCGCGTCTTGATGGCACTAATGAAGCGACTGTTAAAAAACTTGTCATTGATGGCCCACAAAAATTTTTAGTGCCACTAAATCCTCGCTACCCCAACATCCCGATCAATGGTAACTGCCTCATTATTGGCGTTGTTAAAGGCGTTCAGTACGAACTCTAATCCCTTCCCACTCTTCCTCTAAGCATCAAGCTAAGTTTAGTTTGATGTTTTCACTTGACCAGAAAACTAAGTTAAGTTAGATTTTTTTCTGTCGGCACCAAACCACCGCGCCTGATGTGGTTAAAAGCAGGCCAAAGCAATAAGACGTGTTCCCTGTTCTGGCTGCTCACTTTCCCCTTGAGGGTGACAGCCAGCTTTTTAAGGGCACAACAGGCGAGAGCATTGCTGATTATCGGACTGCGTGAGACGCGACGCGGTAAAGCAGGTAAACAGTGCTCTCACCGTTGTGGTAATGCGGCTCTGCGCACGTGACGAGGCCAACAAGTTTTTATTTCAACTTTTGAAATGAATACGTTTCTTGTGGTGTAGCGTCGCCGGTTCTGGCCGGTCCGGCAGGTGGAGGCACCACCGCCACAACAACATCATTGCTGTGTGTAGTCTTTGCCCATCACATCGGTGGGCACCTTTTTTACACAAGAGACAAGGGCATCACCGGGCGACGGGCTCATTCCCCAATCCACCCGGGCAAGAGGATAGCGATTGCAGTCGCCGACAAATGCAGGTGCCCTTCTCTGTTGTGTATGGAGAAAGTTCGGCGGTGGCAGCCGCCATAACGAGGGTAAAACCATGAGTAATGACCGCATGACCGTAGTGCCCGACTTTTTGGGCGAGCTGGATGCCGGTGTGTTCATGAACAAAATCGCGGCAGCACTTAACACCACCGCGCTTGGCGTTCTGAACAACGGCAACAAAGGCAAAGTAGTCCTCACCTTTGATTTTGAGCGTATGGGTAATTCCGTTGAAGAGAAGCGCGTCAAGATCAAGCACAAGCTGAACTACAGCACCCCAACTCCGCGCGGTAAAGCCTCCGAAGAGGACACAACCGAAACCCCTATGTGGGTTAACAAAGGCGGGAAGCTAACCATCCTCCAGGAGGATCAGGGGCAACTGTTCGGGATCACCGGCGCGGTGGACGGAAAGCTTAAAGCGGCTCAGTGATCCGCAACAACAAACTCACTGATACCACTTTGATCATCAGTTAATAAGGAATTTTTATGTCTCAGTTAGACAGCGGCACCTTCAAGCAGGTCAAAGACCTGGTCCTTTCCGGTTATCACCTGAATGATATTCATGGCCTGGCTTGCCCGACCGCATTACTGCCAGAGGGTACTGGCGTTGAAAGCCTTGAGCGCTTTTCTCTGGAACGTTTCCGCTTTCGTGGCGCAATGACCACAACCAGTATTGACGACTTCGCACGTTATTCTAAAGGTTATGCCAGCGCCAGCGAGCCAGCTCGTTGCTTCATTGACGCTGACAACATGACCGCCCGTTCAGTGTTCAACATCGGCACCCTGGATAACCCCGGTCACGCCGATAACGTTGCTTCAATCACTCTGAAGAAAACCGCCCCGTTTCGCGCGCTACTACAGATCGATGGTCAGCGTCTGAAACAAAAGCAAATCGCTGAATGGCTGGAAGACTGGAGTGATTACCTGCTGGCGTTTGACGCTGATGGTAAGACGATGGAGATTTCTCAGGCGGCTCAGGCCGTGCGTCGTATCACTATCCAACAAGCAACCCAGCAGGATCATGAAACTGGTGATTTCGCTGGTAAAAAATCACTCATGCAAAGCGTCGAAGCAAGCAGCAAAGACGTAATGCCGGTAGCGTTCGAATTCAAATGTGTGCCGTATGAAGGTCTGGGCGAACGCCGCTTTAGCTTGCGTAACAGCCTGCTGACCAGCGATGAACCCTGCTTTGTTCTGCGCATCGTCCAACTTGAAGCCCAGGAAGAAGCAATCGCCAACGAATTCCGCGATTTACTGATCAGCAAGTTCGACGGTGAATCAGTGGAAACTTTCATCGGTAACTTTAAAGCCTAATTGCTCTGCATTAAATCCCCGGCGCCGCGGGGATTTATTGAAGCGTAATTCCATTAATTATCGCCATCCGGCGAGGGATTCGTGCAACCAAAATCTGCGCGGTGCAGCGCGCCAATATGGAGAAAACCATGAGCTACATTCAGACATTATCCGGCAAACACTTTAATTACCTCGATATCCAACAGGACGATATCGTCATCGAGGATATTGCTACTGCGCTGTCTCATATCTGCCGTTTTGCTGGGCATCTTCCTGAGTTTTACAGCGTCGGCCAGCATAGCGTTTTAACCAGCCATCTCGTTCCGCAGGAGTTTGCCTTAGAAGCACTGCTTCATGATGCCGCCGAAGCCTACCTGCAAGATATTCCCTCACCGCTTAAGCGCCTGTTACCGGATTACCAGGTGATCGAAGCTCGCGTAGACGCTGCTATTCGCCAGAAATTTGGCCTACCGACGGAGCAACACCCAACAGTGAAATATGCCGATCTGGTGATGCTCGCCAGCGAACGCCGCGATTTTGAGATTGACGAAGGTTCCGTGTGGCCATGCCTCGATGGCGTTGTCCCGACGGACCTATTCATCATCAATCCAGTTCGTCCAGGCCAGTCATACGGCATGTTCATAAATCGCTTTAATGAGTTGATGGAGCAGCGTCAATGCGCCGCATGAAGGTAAAAGAACTCGTGGCGGAGGCGTTTGCCTCCGTGGCTGAATTGCCACCAAAGCATGCATCGCTTATGCGCGAAGTCGCTACCAGGCTTGAAGCTACGTTCGCAGCATTAACCGAATCATTGGCGCAACTGGAACAGGAACGTAAAGGTAAAACGCAATGACCGTATTTGAATATCTCCAGGGCCACCCGAACGCCACCAGCGGTGAAATCGCAAGGGCGATGGGTAAAAAGACGCCAGCCGTAGCCAGCGCACTATCTCAGCTTTATGCAACAGGGAGAATTGTTAAGTCTGGCGCACGCGGTGGGATACCGACATACCGCGTCAATGATCTGCCGTTTGGATGCAGCAATAACTTAACGCTGATATTTAACCAGCTTCTGCGAAACGTCCGCAAAGGAGCAGCCCAATGAGCAAATTTACGGCATTACCAGTAGAACGCGACCAATACGGCTACTGGACTCACCCCGTCTATGAGCAATTTTGCGATGGTCGTGAATTTATCTCACCTGATGAGTTCAACGCCTGGCTGGATAAAAACGGCCTCGAATGGACGGTAGTTTACCGGGATGAAGAAGACATCGATCCTGAAGTTGATGGTTACGATATTTCAGCCTGGCAGCCAGAATCGCCAGCCGGTGAAGGTTGGTTTGTCGGTTCAATTCACAACACCGAAGATGGCGCGGTATGCATCTGGTTACGTAACGTTGAAGGCGGTGCAGCATGACAGTCCATACACTGAAGCAATGCCGCCCGGACCAAGAAGAAACCGAGTATTTCTGGAAGTTGTTTCATGCGGCACAACGGAATGACGCTCGCTGGCACGGTAGTGAAATCAGCATTATCGCCGATGAACTATCCCGGACGGATTTAGATCGTAATCAAAAACTGTTTCTTCTCCGTGCCTGGCAAGTGCTGGTAGACGACAAAGGTGGATTCGGGCGCTTGATGGGTGCCTTTGATACTTACGTCTACAACATGCAGGACCCTGATGATGACTGCGTAGCCTGGAAGCCTGAACTGGCTAAGCTGCTACAGGATGGCAATCTGTTTGATGTTGTGCTGACGGCATATCAGGAGGCCTGCCATGAGGGGATCGTTAATTGGGAGGCAGCGGTATCTCTTTCTGAGGAAAACGTAGAACTGAAGCGCAAACTCTACGCAGCAGAGAATCAAATAGCAGAACTGGAGGCGCGGACGTTCAATCCTGCAATTCTAGATGTGATAGCAGAGCGCCAGCGGCAGAAAGCCGTTGAGGGCTGGACGTCTGAGCATGACGACAAATACGGAAAATCGCAGTTGTTGTGGGCATCCTCATGCTACGTCCTGAACACCATCCAGCCGTTTAACCGCATTCCGATGGACTGGCCGTGGGCACCCGAATGGTGGAAGCCGACAGGCCCGCGCCGTGACCTGGTGAAAGCTGGCGCGCTTATTCTGGCTGAAATTGAACGCATAGACCGCCAGGAGGCAGCACAATGAGCAACATCAACAAACAGGCGCTGCGTGAAACGGCGGATGCAGCAAACAAAGCCTCGTGGGGCCGTTGGGAATCATATCATCCACACAAAGGCGCGCGGGGCCACGAGGTCAAGGTAGGGGTAAAAGCAATCGCCCAGCACTGCCTCAAGGTTGATGCAGAATTCATCGCCGCATCCAACCCCGCCACTGTGCTGGCGCTGCTGGATGAGCTGGAAACTAAAGACAAGCGTAATGCGGAGCTGGAAGACCTTCTTGAAGCTGAAATTAAGTCATGGATGCAACGGTACGATAGTGCAAATAACCGAAGAGAAGCCGCAGAGAAGCGCAACGCAAAATTACAAAGCGAGAATGCATACATCCGCAACCGGTTCAAAGAACTGGACCTATTAATCGGGAAAAACATTCTGGTCATGCAGGCTGCGATTATCGAATGGCAGGCAACTGGCGACGCTAAGAGCGGACTGGCATGGATTTATAACACACTGTTTGGCCCAGGCGAATTGCCGGACGAATCTGAGAAAGATGCTCAGGCCTACTTTGACCGCAAATATGCACCGATTGACGAAGAGCTTATGGCGCTTCACAAGTGGTTTTGGGAACAAAGTGAAGCCGAACGTGCCGCCGCTGGCATTGGCGTGAAGGGGGAGTGAGATGAAAAAATACCTCAGTAATTTAGCGAGCATGTTGCAGGGTATTGCAGGTGTAATTTCAGACGGCGAACGAGTGCAAACTGAGTGTCCTCCGCATTTAAAATCTGCGCTACTTGAGGCGTCTCATGCGCTGGATGGTCAATCAGTCAGGGTTAATTACCCACCAAATGGGAAACCGGAAATCGTAAATGCTCGCGGCAAGCATCGGCAGTTAACTTTCCGGGAACGGATTGCTATTCGCCTTCTCGGCGGCAGAACGGAGATTAGGCCATGACAACTAACCACCCGGCGCACGGTCCTGTATCAATAGATCGCCTGCACCAGATACGCGAAGTACTCAGCAAAGCAGCAGCACAAAGCGACGGCGGTAATCTCGGCTACGCAATGGCTGATGCTGTCAAGGTGATTGATAAGGCTATTGCTGCGTTTAATGCGGAGCTTTATGTTCCTACCGTTCAGTGCTGGTCATGCAGAGAGGTTATTGAAGTTTCCGCAGTAGGTGACTGTGATGGTTATTGCCCGAAATGCGACTCGCCAATTGATCTCGATGAAGAGCCATACGATGCCGCCATACTTCAGGCTGGCAACTCTCCGGTGATTCCGGATGGTTGGAAACTGGTACCGATTGTGCCGACGGAGAAGATGGTTATCGAAGGCTTCGAGTCGGAGCCAGACGAATTCTTCAGTAAATCTGAAGTGTGGGAGGCGTATCAGAAAATGAGTGGCTGCGAACAAGCGGCGCATCGGGCCAAGTTATGCTGGGCAGCGATGATCTCAGCAGCACCACAACAGGAGGTGAAGCTGTGACTAAATCAGAATTCCTCCAGAAGGTAGCGGTGCTGGCCGGTGAATGCCATAAGTTGGCCTGTGAGCTGGACATAGGCGATGAACGAATAGAGATGTTCGAGATTTATGAAGTGCTTCGCCGAATCCAGCGGAGTGGTGCAGCCGGTGAAATGCTGGCTGCAACAAACCCTTTACTATCCCCTGGAATACCTGAGGACACTGAATGGGTAAATTTCCATAAAGAGGATCATGCCTGATGCCTAAGACAATCATCATAACCTTAGAAATTGATGTTCCGGAACACGCTACCGATAGCGACATATCAGATTGGGTAGACGTCGAGTACGGGCAGTGTGGTGGACAAAAATTAGATAACCCCTGCCGTGGCGATGCCACCGAAGTAATAAACCATTCATGGAAATTTGAGAGCTAAAGATGAACGACTTAATGATTGACCTCGAATCAATGGGGAAAAAGCCAAACGCGCCGATCGTCTCAGTTGGTGCTGTCTTTTTTAACCCTCAAACAGGTGAACTTGGCCAAGAATTCTATACAGCCGTCTCGCTTGAAAGCTCAATGGATCAAGGCGCGGTACCGGATGGAGATACGATTCTTTGGTGGCTAAAACAAAGCCCTGAAGCGCGCTCAGCTATCTGCGTTGATGATGCGATGCCTATCACTGATGCACTGTCGGAACTTAGCCATTTCATTCACCGGCATGCATATAATCTCAAATACATGAAGGTCTGGGGTAACGGGGCCACCTTTGACAATGTGATTTTGCGCGGAGCTTACGAACGCGCCGGACGCATTTGCCCGTGGGAATTTTGGAACGATCATGATGTACGAACGATTGTTACCCTCGGTCGCAGTGTTGGTTTCGATCCGAAGCGTGACATGCCTTTCATTGGCGATGTTCACAACGCCCTGGCTGATGCGCGCCATCAGGCAAAATATGTGTCAGCAATTTGGCAGAAAATTATCCCTGCCACCAGCACCAACGAGTAAACCACACAGCCCGGGTGCAGCCGGGCTTTATGGAGAAGGAAACCATGGCAAAGCTAATGAAAGCGAGTCTCTGGAGTAAACGCGAATTTACCAAAGACTCCATTCCTGACAACCGTACAATAAAACGTTGGGTCGAAAACGGATTACTCATGGGAAGGATTGTAGATGGTTCAGTTTTTGTCTATGAAACCGAAAAGTGGGGAGTTGACTCAATTGTTAATCAGGCGGTACGTCAGTTAATAATTGAGGGTTGACCATGGCAGCAAGGCCACGAAAAAAAGAATACCGCCACCTTCCTGATTATCTTTTTTTTGATAAAGATCGTGGCGTGTATAAGTTCACGCTTATAACTGGGAAAAAGAAAACTCTAGGTTCGGATCGAGTAATGGCTATCGCCATCGCCCGAGAATATAACCTGAGGATGCGCCCTGAAAATACACCATCGATAGATTCATTAATTCGGGAATCGGGAGGGCTGAATGGTGAAGCCCACCCGTTTTCTGAACATGTTGATCGCATTATGGAGAGAGCTATCAAAGATGAGCAACCGTCTAAAAGCACACTTGACGATTGGAATAATGATGCCATCAGGGTTAAAGAATTTTTTAATAACATACCCGCATGCGACATTGAGCTTGAGCACGTAAATGCCTACATACGAAATTACCATTCTGAATCGTCGGCCAATGTTCAGAACCGAAAAGTTAGCTTCCTGAAAAAGCTATTCTCTTATGCTGTTGATGAATCGCTAATGATGGATAACCCTGCAACACGGAAAAAAATGCGGCGTGTCGATAAAAAGGTCCGCCGGCGACTTACTTTGGAGCAGTTCCTGGCCATACATGCAGCTGCTGAACCCTGGCTGAAGACAGCAATGGACCTTGCATTACAAACTACTCAAGCACGCCTGGAAGTATCCCGGATCCGGTACTCGATCAAGGAACCTCAAGAAGGAGTTTGCGGCTGTGTATGGTTCGATCAGGAAGAGGCTGGCATATTCGGAACGCTTTACATTCATCGGCAAAAAGTGCAACACAAAGAGGCCTCTCACGTTGCAATTCCGATCGGCAGGGCCCTGAAAGAGATCATCGACAATAGCAGAGACAATGTGGCCAGTCCTTATGTTGTTCACCGGCTTTTGGAAAAGAGAAGCAATCCGATAAGCAAGGAAGTTAACCACCCAACACAGGTGGCCCCTGATTATTTGAGCAGAGCATTTTCAGAGCTGCGGGACCGGATAGGTATAGCGGCAGAATTACCTATCAAAGAAAGGCCAACTTTCCACGAGATTAGAGCGCTGGCGGCTCATATTTTCGAAAGACAAGGTATCGATCCGCAGGCAAGGATGGCCCATAGTGATGCAAAATCGACAAAAATTTATACCCAGAACCATGTTGAATGGGTAGAAGTTCCTCATGCTGAAATTGTCTTTAAAGCCGGGTGA